AGACGTTTTAGGATTGATTATAAAGCAAGGGTACACCGTTAAGTCGATGTACCCTTTGCACGTATGAAACGAGAAAAACACCTTCTACTCTTCGGGCTGCTTGAACGCGGGATTATAGTCGCGAACCTCGCCCGTGGTCGCATCCACGAACAGAATGTAGTCGTCTCTCCAATTGCCGAAGATGTACTGAGGATTGCACGAGTATGGGCCAAGAGGGTTCCGAAGCACACAGAATTTAGTATGGGGCTTGGGACAGTTGGCTTCCATTAAACGTTCGAAGGCTTGCTTGTAGGTAATTTTAATGTCATCATTATACAATACAACGTCTTCGAGCCATGCGCCGCTGATGGTATCCACTTTCATCAATTCGCCGTAGTGCTTAATCATAACGACAAGATGTTCGGTGGCATCGGTGTCCATAAAACCGGTCTGGAAGATGTCCTCAATGCTTGCGACGGAGCCGTCACACGACTCCTCGTCGATGTAGTCATTGAGAATGAGACTCGACTCGTACCACACGTAACTGTCGTAGTTGTTGTTCATGTAGTCGATGTCGGCCTTGATTACATCCTCGACGATAACTTCTTTCTGCTTCTTCTCTCCGCTGCACGAGGAGCAAGAGGTGGCTCCGAGCAGAAGAACGGCAGCCATCATAAGGAAAAGTACCTTTTTCATTTTTTTTTGATGTTTTTGTGAATAAATTGGTTAATTAACGTTGTTTAATCCTTTATGAACCATAAATTTAGCACGTCACGAAGCCGGATAGCATATTTGCTCCCTATCATTCTCGCAATCTCCAACCCGTTCTCGAAGAAGTATGTCGCGGGGAACTCGTTTATGTGACGAGCGTCTGACAACTCCACCGATTCCGTGTAATAGAAGTCCACGAGAGGGAAATGTCTCTCTATACTGCTGATGCAGTTTTTGACTATCGTGCAATGCAGACAGTCGTGCTTGCCGAATACGACAACGGACTTTGCGCTTTTCAGTGCTTTTTTCAGTTCCTCTTGAGTTTTTATTTCTTTCATTGGCAATTATTCGTTATCGTTTGAGTTCGTCGATTGTGAGGCGTATTTCGCTTCAAGTTCCTTGGTGCGCCGTGTCTTCTCCAACTCTTGATTGAGCATTTCCTCTTGCTGCTTCTTGAGACGCACGACCTCGTCTGGACGGCTGATTGTGTTCTGCTCGGTGGCTGTTTCCTGAGAAAGGATGCCAGAGTTCTTCATAGTGCAAAGCATTTGATTGTAACTTTCCTCGCTGTACGGCTGCCAAATGTCGAACTGGGCGTTGATGTTCAGTTCGGAGAACTGAGGTACTGCATTGGTGTTGATGCCTTTGTCTCGCAACTCTATGGAAAGACCGTATTTGAACAGACGAACCATCTTGTCTGCCACATTCTGCCACTCAACAATGCCGTTCTTTGCAGTTTGAATGTCAAGACTCTGCGTCATCTGTACGGCAACGCCGCTCGTGTCACTCGACGTATGGATGTCCTTCGGAAGAATGAAGGTCGTGCCGCTGCCAATCTGAATGCGGTCGAAAATACTCTCCAAGGTCTGTATCATATTCTGCGGCGACGGCGGCTCGAGGAACTTCGCGTCTCCCTTTCCTTCGATGCTTGTGTCGTTCAGAACGATGTTGCCGGCTATCTTCTGTGCCTTCGGGTCTATGCGACCTTTGACATAAAGCATGCCCCATCCCCACTTCTTCTGAAGTACTTGGAAGATGTTGTATAACGTCTCGTAACTGTCGCACAGCGACTGCACACCTTCCCATGCGACAGACGTGCGCTTGGTTATAAGCGGTATCTCGGGGAATCCGTGTTCAAACGTTGAGATTTTCCATTCGCCGGAAGCACTCAACTCATAACGGTACATATACGTGTCGTCATAACTGTCGATGTACTCCTTGTCATCAACGGCGTAGTACACGCTCTCCATCAGACGGTCGCCATTCTCGTCGTCATGAGAGCATATGACATACCCGTCGGCATATGACAGTATACGCGAGCGTATCTCGCCTCTTCTGTCCATGTAGAACAGCAGACCGGCGTCTCCATACGACTTCGCTGTCGCAACCATCTTCACCTTCATGCCGTCTTGGTTTCGCAAGTCCCAATAGTGCTTGAACGTGACGAAGTTTTCTTGCATCTCGTCTGTCGGATTCTTGTCCGAAAGGGTGAACTTCATCGGCATACTTGCCATATGCAAGGTCTGCTTCTCCATGATAGACCGTTGGAAAGGAATGGCTGTCTTCATGAACTGACGGTCTTGGAAACTACCGTCGTTGAACTTCACGCATATGGAAGGTATGTTGTCATCAAACAACACCTTGTGCATGTTCGGGTCTAACTCCGCGATATATTGGTCTTGACTGATGACATTGCGCTTGACCTTCGGCAACCTTGCACGAACACGACCGCCGGCGTATACCGTAGGCTCATTGTCCTCAATCGTGCTCATGTCAGCACCGCGAGTAAAAGGCTTTCTCTCGAGAAGCCGGTCGGGGCTTGCGAGCAATTGAGTAATTTGTTTTTGTATATTTTCATCCATAACGTTTACTGTTTTTCAATAAGATTCCATTTTTTCATTGCTTCTTCCTTGTCAAGTTGGTATATAAATTTATTAGCAGATTTACGTTCCCCATCCAAACACCTTATAATGGCATAAAATGGGCATTTAGTAAATTCTACAGTTTCATATAACGATAGTTTTCCTTTCTTTAGTACACCTTTAAGAGAATAAATATTAATTTTAGATTGTTGATATTTATTTATTTTTGCTATATCATCGTCATCCACATATCTAAAAATATAGCCATTTACTTCGTTGTATCCTCTTCTTTTCATACAGACTCCACAAATTGCAGATTGACTTATAGAAAGTTTACTTGCTGCTTCTGCTATAGAATTATACTGGCATACAATTTCTCCATTTCGATTAATCTGAATGATTTTCTTGGGTCTATCATCATGGAATGGATTAATTTTGTCATACTGTTTATATGACCAGATGAATCCACATGCTGTTTTTCTTTTGCCATTGGCACATGCTATAATAGAAGATGGGTCTGAATTGAGTGTTTTTGCTGCCGTCCTTGCGCTTTTAAATGTTTTTACATAATCTCCGTTTATATCATATTGATATATTGTTCTTCCCCAATTTTCAATAAAATTCAATTGATACAACATGTGAGTTATGTTTTCGCTTTGGGTTGCCCACTCTAAATTCTCAACCGTATTATTGTGTTTACACCCGTCTTTATGATTAACCTGTGGTTTGTTTTGAGGATTAGGTATAAAAGATTCTGCTACTAGCCTATGGACACTGAGGTCTTTGGGCTGTCCATTATTATTTAATAAGCGTACAGCAACATAATAATTCCCATATTTATCTTTTGGACCTCGTATAAAAGGTTTCAAAAGGCGCGGCTTTTTACCAATATATGACATTACGTTCCCCATGTTGCTTACCTTGTAATTGTCAAACCCCTTGATTGTTACAAATATTTCTTCCATATCTTTGTATATTAAAATATAATGCAAAGATACAAAATTTTATTTAATTAGTCATTTTTTCTCTACCAAATTATACATTTCCATTAAATCTTCTTTTGTTGGTAAATAACACTCGCAGCGGAATCTTTCGCAGATATGGTTGTACTTTTTTTCAACAATAACCATCTTGTCTTTCTGCGCCTCCTCAACCTTAAACTTGTCGTTGAGTTTGTATCGGATGTCTGCGATTCTTGCATAGCCGTCTTTCTTCTCGATAAGCCCATCCTCCATATCGTGCTCAATGTCCGAAATCATTTTCGTGAGAGCGGACTTGTTTTCCTCAAAACTGATTCCACCCGTGTCCGCATCTGTGCTGAAACTTCGTATATATCCCTCTTGGGTCATATAGTCGTCCAACTTGTTCCTCATCTCGTCATTCGCATATTCTTCATATCCGTCTTCACCGAACAAACACCTATATGCTGTTGCTCCATCGGAAAACATTCTTGAAAGGAGAGAATACGCTATATCGCGCACTCTTACTGTTTCTCCTATCTCGTTGAAGTGTTCTATCGTGTTTTTAATCTGCTCGTTGTCCATATATTAGTACCAATTTGTTTCGTCATAAATGTCTACTCTGTTTCCGTTCTCCTCGTCATCTTTGTATTGCTCGTATTCTTTTCTGCTGTTCTCCAACTCGTAGCCATCCGGAGTATCTAGGAGCGGGTACATACGCATGCAGCACGGGTCCATCAAGTCCATCGAACGTCCTCTGCCGAGCATTTTGTTCATCTCCTTCTTTGTCAGTAATCTCTTCTTTCCATTAGGCGCGTCCGCCCATCGAATAACACGTGCTTCTTCTACAAACTCCTCCTGCACAGATATGTCAGACTTTGTCTTTTCGGCCACATTTATATATCTCCGTCGCGCCACATCGTCAGAGATAGATATGCCATTATTCTTAATTAGCCAAATGAGTTTTCCGTAGCAACAGTCCTTCAGTTTCACATACTGCAAGGCATTCACGCCAAACGGAGCCCTATATGACTCATATGGAACCGCTTCGGGAATATAATCATTTATATATCTGCCTCGTATGGCGTCGTATATGATGTGACTGTATCCTATGTTGTGTTTGTGGGCCATCGACTTCATGCGGTTCGCGTTGTCGACAGGTGCTGTATATGGAGCAATATCAATGTCTATTATATGCAGTCCATCCCATACGAGTTGTAAGAAGTTGTTTGTGCCGTAGTCCGCAAGGTCAACAGTAATCCACTTGTCTCCGTTTACCTGTGGGTCGTTGGTGAACACGCTGCTTGCCTCATCATATGATAGAACCACTCCTTCTTCGTCCTTCGAACTTACATTCCAATTGCCCTCAAGGAGTTTAGACGCCTCCGCTCCACCTGACATGGCAATGGAGCCAAGGTAGCCCTCGTTATTCTCGAGCATTTCCTTGTTTTCTGACATTTTGCCAAGATAGAACGTAAATGATTTTATCATCGACGGCCACTTGTCTCGACCCTTCATAAATCCATAGACCTTGTCAAGTTTCTTGTCAATGTCTGATTTACAGAGTCTATATACCTCCTCTTTGCTATCTCCCCATACGACCGACTTTACATCGGCTCCCATCATGTAAAAATAA